AAGGCAGTCACGACCATCTATTATTTACAGGATGTACTCTTGATACAGCAGGCCAATATGCGGGCAGAATGTGTGAGCCAGTCACTCTAGCACAGGCAAATGAGTTAATCAACGCCCAAGATGCTAATTATGGCTTCATATTCTTTGATTCACCGAATGGTGGAGAGAGTCATTATCACGGATATACGATTAAATTCAATCCGAATACTGGTAATGATGGGGCGTTTGTTGTAGATGGAATCAGCCAATTCGATATCATACCAGGTACTGGAACAATTGTTCATACATTCTTACTATCTGGTGGTTATCACGACCACGATTATTGGTTAAGTGTTGCAGATTATGTCAGTCTATTGGGTGGGGCATATATAACTACTCCACAGAGAGATACTACTCACGCGGCACAATATACGCACGAATTAGTTCTTGAGTGGGACGGAAGCGGATACGGTATAGTATCACAGACCAGTGACTATGATAATCACAATTTGATATCTTATACTGGTAGCGTACAACAAGGCGGTGAATGGAGTCAAAGCACTGCAGGCGGCGGATTAGGGGACCACGAACATACTACTATCATTGATGAAAGTAATGTGTGGCCAGTTCCGCCATCATAAGAACAATGTTAATTTTTAATCAATAAGACGTATAAATAGTTGTGATTAATTAATCAAACTAAATAATTTTAAGGAGTATTCAAAATGGGTGCAATTGTAACCAGTAAATTCAGAACACAGAACTTGATGGTTTTCATCGACCAGTTCAAAACTACTGGTTCTGTTGACGATAACTTCCTGTATCTTGGCTTTGGACGTTCTGATGCTTGGCCAGATGATGCACAGGGAAATGACGAATCTTCAGGTAACTTTACTTTGCCTGACCCTCTCGATGAGGATGAAAGTCAGTATTGGGCCGACATCGTTGGTACCAAAAGAATTCAGAACGATGATATTTCACCAGTTCTTCCACGTATTAACTGGGATGAAGGTGATACTATCGCATTTGATGGCGATGCCGCTAGCGGTATTGTTGGAATTGCAGAGCCTGGACGTTCATTCGTATCAAAAATCGGAGAACATTCTACAGTAATGAATTCCGAATATCGTGTATATTCTTGTACAGGCGAACCATCAACTGGCAAATGCTATGTCGGTGGTATCTATGACGGTGGAACTGCTGTTTCACGAGCAACTTGTGAAGGTACTATCGGTGGTTTATGGCTACCAACTGGTGCTTCTGAAGAGCCTACTGGCTATACAGGAGATGTTTCGGGACTCACCGCTCAACCAATATCAACGTCTGACAACTATGTATGGACATTCCTATATAAATTGGAATTGAACGACATTATTAACTCAACAACCAATGACTGGATGCCTGTTATACAAGGCGCTGCCGTTTTAGCGGGTTCAGAACAAGCCGACTTCGGTGATTCAGACGCTATCTTTACAGCAAAGACTCATCACGGACTAATTCACGTTAGATTAGAAACCTCAGATGGTTTCCCAGAGAACGATGACTTTCGTCAGATTGGATTGTTACGTAATCCAGAACTTGCTGGAGGTGGAACTAAAGCCCAAGCGGCTGTATATGCCGATGCAAATATAAGTTTAGAAGCGGATTCTGGACAGTTAATTTATCTTGAGAATCGCCGAGCGATTACTCGTGCTTCTGACCAGATAGAAGATTTGAAACTCGTAGTTGAATTCTAAGACGGTTTTAGAGTTAATGAATATTCCTTTCGATTTTGAAGGGTATAAAGGATGTTAATTAGGACTTTTTAGGATAAATAGCGAATGGCATATAATTTCAACACATCTCCGTATTATGATGATTACGACCCAGATGATAGATTTTTAAGAATACTTTTCAATCCTGGTCGAGCAGTACAGGCTAGAGAATTAACGCAGATACAATCGATTCTTCAGAATCAGATGGCTGCTTCTGGAGACCATATCTGGAAGAATGGTTCGCCTGTTGTAGGTGGTCATCTTAATATCAACAAAAGACAATGGGTACAACTCGCGGCTACTGATTCAACGTGGTTGAATCGTATTGTTTTTGGGGAATCGTCACTTGCTGTTGCTGAAATTACACAACTCCACGATGATGAAACTCAGCCTGTCTATTACTACAGAATTCTTTCTGGAACATTTCAAGCAAATGAAGTATTAAAAACATACGATACAGTCTGCGAAGGTGGGTTTGACACTAATGGAAATTGTATTGACAACTCTTGGTATGACCCCACTCAAATTTATAAAGAAGGCGTTGTTGTTGGGAAGGGAGACGCATTAGAGGCAAGAGTTCTTCACGGAGTTTACTGGCTAGATGCTTTCTTTACTCCAGTTCTCGAACAAACTATTTTCTTAGACCCACTCAGTGCTACACCAACTTGTAGAGTTGGATTCGATATTGAAGAAGTAATTATTCAGTCAACGACTGACCCACGACTTCTTGACCCAGCCTCTGGTTTCTATAATCAGAACGCACCCGGCGGGGATAGATTTTCACGAAAATTACATCTAATTAAAGACACTGATTCTGCTGAAGCCAATAAGTTTATGTGGCTGATGGATATTGAAGATGGATATATCACCACAAAATACGAGTCAACAGATTATTCAATGCTATCTAACGAGATGGCACAAAGAACATATGATGAATCTGGCAACTATACACTAAATCCATTCCCAATTGAGTTTAAAGAAGGCTCTACTTCAGAGAAATATTCAATTAAAGTAGAACCTGGCAAAGCATATATCAAAGGATTTGAACACGAACTTCTAGTTCCTGTTACAGTAGAAGCGGACCGAGCAAGAACAACGCATCACATTGCGAATGACCATCTCGTTCCTGACTTTGGACCATACTTTGAAGTACAAAATATCAACGATATTAATGGCGTTTTTAATGTAGTAAACAAAGAATACGTTATATTCGTGACAGATGCTGGTCATAACTCTGGCAACACAACTCCAAATACTATTGGCGTAAGAAAACGTATTACCCACGTTACTCAAATGGGCGACATATACAGAATATATGTCGAGAATGATATTGGACTTGATGCAATTGCCCCTGCACTATACATTGTTGCAGAAGGGGATATGGCAACATACGCAAAACTTTATCGTCCAACTGGTGTTACTGTCAAGAAAGGCGTTCATTATCCTTGGATGTATAATGTTACTCCAATCACAGCATCACTTACTCTTGGTCAAATAAATTTCTCAACACAAAAGAATTCTACAGCAACCTTAACTGGTGCTGTTGCTTCAGTGCCTGCTGTTTTCAACGATATGCACTGGGAAAAAGTTCTATATATTTGGGATGACTTCACCCAATCAATTATACCTCAGAACGGAACAGTTGGCGCTGGCGATACTTGGACTGCTGACTTATCAGGAAATACGACTGCACTCATTACTATTATAGACCAAGTCTCTGGTAGTGCCTCTACAAATCTAAGTGGGCACGGAATCAAGATTATGGCAAATATGTATATGAGTAATGCAAACTGGAGGGCATTATCTCACGGTACAAGCACAAACGATTATGTTCTTGTTGACGAAAAACTAACCATACCTCATGCCACGACGGAAATCATTTCTATTATTGCGCCTGATACTCAAGAAGTTAAACCGATGTTTACTTACACAAGTGGCACAACTGATACGACTTTTGCTGATTCTACTCTTGAGTGGACACACGCAACCGCATCACAACCTGGCACTTATTCAGTAACATACAAACATTACACATTCGGTAATATTACAACTGCAAACTATTTTGCTGTTAACTCATTTACTGATGCTGGTATTCTTTACGATGATGTTCCTTCATATCGAGCATTCACTAATAATGAAATCTATAGTCAAGCAGACAATATAGACTTTAGGGCATCCGATAACGATTACGCAGTCGGCACATATTTACCATTACCAGATTCAAACATCTCTGCTTCTTATGATTATTATCAAGGACGTAAAGATAGATTGACTGTTAATGATGACGGTAAATTTCAAATAAAACAAGGATTCCCTTCAGATGACCCAATACTTCCATCTGAAGAAGAGAACGAAATGACCTTGTATACGATGATGGTACCACCGTATACGTATGACCACAAGAATATTAATGTCGCTCACGTAAAGAATAAACGATTTACGATGCAGGACATTCGTGGTATAGAAAATAGACTTGAAAAATTAGAATACTATACTGCACTTAATTTACTAGAAAAAGACACCGCTGATATGCAAGTCTTTGACACAGCGGGCTTACAAAGATATAAAAATGGCATCTTAGTTGACCCATTTGTTGACCACGGCATCGGAGATGTAGTAGACGAAGCATATTATTGTTCTATCTATCCTGAAGCAGGTATATGTACTGTACCATTCGAGATGGAAGGGCTTGATATGGAAGGCGGGGCCAATACTGATATTAAATCAAATCGTGTGACATACACGCTTGATTATAATGTTGAAGAAGCCTGGCTTGGACAGCCTCACGGGTCTCAAGTTCTTAACTTGAATCCATTTATGAGAAAGTCTTGGGTAGGATTCGTTAGACTAATACCACAATCTGATACTTGGTTTGAACAACTCTATTTACCAGATGTTATCATTCAAAACGAAAACAATAATGCCGTTCTACAGCAAGTAGAAGATTTTGGCGTACAGACTCGCTGGAATGCTTGGCAGACAACTTGGACTGGTTGGAGAGATTTCGGGGCAAGATTCGCAGTTGGCTCTGGTTCAGAAACTACCTTTGGTGGTTGGGGCGGAGCAGGAACTTCTGTTAGAGCATTTCAACTTGGACAAAGAACATTTGGTGGTGGTAATACTGCCGCACAACGAACTGTTTGGAGAAACATTGCTCAATTAGAAGTTTGGCAACAGAATCAACAGATGGTTGAAGAACAACTTAGAACTGGTGTACGTTCTTGGATGGAAATAAATGACTTACGTACACAAATCGGTGATAGATTTATTGACCAATCTGCTATTCCTTGGATGAGGTCTGTACCTGTAACAGTTGAAGTTGACAAACTACGACCGAACACAGTTATGCACTTTGAGTTTGATGAAACTAATGTTGATGCTTATATGATACCTGATGGTGGCGCTATGGGCGACCCAGTTTCATCTGACGAAAAAGGTCAAATAAGAAATTGTGTATTGCAGATTCCTTCAGAAGGACCTGATGGTGTTAGAATTAGAACTGGTACAAAACTACTTCACTTGAAAGATAGTTTTGATAATCCTCTAGAGATGACAACTCAAGCAGTTGGTATATTCACCTCTGCTGGTACTCTCGAAAGACGCCAGAGAGATATTCTATCAACACTTTCAAACTTTCAAGTAGATTTGGCAGTTGAAGATACACAAGATATTATAACTGATAATCGAAATGTAAATAGAAGCAGAGTCCTATCAAATAATAGGACATCGATGACAGTTATTCAGAGATGGCAAGTTAATAGGGGAGACCCAGTAGCACAATCATTTTATATAGATGAAGAGGGCGGAGCATTTATTGATTCAATTGACTTGTATTTCTGGTCAAAAGATTCAGAACAACAGCCCGTTCATATGCAAATACGAACAATGATAAATGGTTATCCATCAACAACGCTTGTTCCACTAGCAGACGTATTAATCTATCCAGAAAACATTACTACTTCTACAGACGGTACAGTAAGCACGAGATTTCAATTCGAGGACCCAATTTATCTAATGAATCATACTGAGTATTGTTTCGTTACAGAGACCAGTTCATTAGAATACAATGTATTTATTTCTGAACTAGGTCAAGTTGATGTAGCGACTGGAGAATATATACACGAACAGCCTTATCTGGGTTCGATGTTTACTTCTCAGAACAATATGACGTGGACAGCAGAACAATTAAAAGACGTTAAGTTCCAGATAAATAGATGTCAATTCGTACCAGCAGGGCAAATACAACTTGACTTTAAAGAGTTTGCTGGAATCAAAGATTGCGTTCAATATATGCCTAATTTTCAACCATTAGTTATTTCAGGAAGTAGTATGGACTTCTCTGCTATTGAGAATGGTGATACTGCTAATATTAAGGGCGGGATTCTAGATAATGAAGATGTCGTTCTTGATAATGTGATATCGCTTGATGGTTCTCATACTATCGCATCTGGCTATACTCATACTGCACTTTCATATATTGCCAATTTTGCTACAGAAAATACAAATGTTTCTCCAGTTCTTAATAAAGAGAGACTTAGCACAGTCATTGTAAACAATCCTGTGTTTGATACTGCGGCCCTTGTTAAGAATCAAATGGGAATTTATCAATCGAAAGATGTTAAACTTTCTCATTTTGCGGAAGACTTGACGATGTGGCTTTCAGTTCAAGAAGTTCCTAATACGTATATTAAAGTATACTATGATACTGGTACAGTTATTCCACGATATATCAATGTTAAAGCATATATCAATACTATTACTCACGGTGATTATACTGTAAACGATTTTGAAAGTGAGTATGCTTGGATTTATCCATCTGGAACTAATAGTCCAGAGAATGTTATCACGGTTCAGCAATCAGGGATTGCGAACTGGTCTGGTATTATACAAGATACTGGTTCAAGTGCGGCAGTATCTACTGCTTATGTTGATGGTGATGATAATCCAGGAAACTTTACTCAAGCCCACTTAGTTGATATTTCTCATATGAAATCAATTATTAGAACCTGTTTCATCTCAACAGAAGATTTAACAGGAGTTGGAGCAGATGCTACAGGACAAAGTTATCCATTTCCAGGCGTTACTGACCTCAGTCTTTATGAAGTTGATGATATCTGGTTCGGTACTTGGGATGACGATTTAGATAGAAAATTCTATAAGAAAATCTTACTTGGTGATGGAACGCCATCCAAAGTTGAAGTGCCTGTACTAGAAATTGACTCAATCGTGTCAGCAGAACATCCAGATTATCCAATTGGTCTTGCTGTTATTGAAGAGGACCCAGTTACTTGGAGAGAGATGAAAGACTCTGGTGTGACTATCACTAATACGGCAATTGTGACTAATATGGAATTTATTGAGCATACCTTTACTCCATTGAAGAAAATACCTAATGAATTTGACCACTTTAGAATTAAAATTGAATTACATACAACTCATCCGTGCTGGCTGCCAGCAGTCCGAGAGATGAGAGTGATGGCACTAACATAGGAGATATACAATGGCCAAAGAACCAAATTATACGAAAGATATCTATACTGGTGCAGTGGTTTTTCACGATGCAAATGAGTATGCCAAACGCAAAAAACTAATTGAAAAGCAGAAAATTGATAAGGCAGTCGTGAAGGATTCACGAAGAGTTATAAATAGTATGAAGAATGAAATAAAAGGTTTAAAGCAAATCGTCTACGATTTAGTTGAATCTGGGAAATAAGACTGATGGCAAGCGTAGGAACAACAGAAATACCGTTCGTAAGAAAGGATGAGACCTTTAAGACGTGGCGTGAGCGTACTAACCAAATGATTCAACAGCAGAATAATTTCGTCAGGATGCAGGAATTTGCGATGTTGGGAGTTAGTGACCCTTACGTTACCACTTCTATGCAATTGAATTATGAGGGCGAATTAGCCTCCGAATAATAATAGGATATCAATAAATGGCACACTATACAGGTCACAAATTCTCTTTAGTCGAGTTAAATACAATAGAGCAACAGAAAGGGTCATTTCTAGACTCTTTGAACATTAAACTAGATTCACCCGACCTTCTAGTTAAAGACTTAGCATTGATGCTGAAGTCTCTAGAGGTAATGGAGAATTTAGAGCATCTTCCAGAATATAAGGATTTTCTTATTAATGTGGCATTACGCTCGTCAGAATTTGTATCTCCGACAGAGTTAGTACCTAATGGTGGGCTTGACATAACATACGAATCTGCAAATCTTGTTGCTAATTCATCTTTTGCCGCTGATGCGTTTGAGACAGAATTACTCAAGAATAGTGGCTTTAATGTTCCCGTTGATTTGGCACGACCTTGGGCTAACGGTATTGCATATCAATTCGACAGATTGTTTACTGAAGGTACTCAGATTGTTGAAGCATATACTGATGGTTTACAGGTTGCTCTTACTTGGTTCGAGACAGAATTAAAACCAAACACTCAATACAAATTTTCATATGACCTTACTGTTAACGATGTTAACTGGGACCTAACAAATGGTGCTGTTAATATGGTTGATATGGTTCTTCCTGACCCAATAAACTTCTCAGAAGTTGGTGGTGGTCCGGACCCACGAACATTTATTGTTTCAGTAATTGAAGATGCACTTCTTATTCGTCCTACTTGTAGCAGTTGTTCTAATAATCCTTCAATCACTGACCAAGCGACTTGTGAAGGCGTTGGAGAAACTTGGACAATAGTTACACCTGAATATTTAACATCACTTGCCGCAATGGAAATTGCTTGTACAAGTGCAGGACAGCATTGGGATGGCGGTGCAATCAACGACCCGACTACACAGAATCACGACCTTGTGCCTTATCATTTAGAAGCACGAGAAGGCGATACAATTATTTTCACGAATCCCTCAACTTCTATATTGGTGCATAATGCAGTTTCAGATGACAATATTTCTTTTGCTTCTCCTGACTTATCACCTGGCGAAGATTGGAGTTGGGTTGTAGACGGTTATCACGACCTATATTTCCACTGTACATTCCACCCTCTTGAAGAAGGTCGAATGACAACGACAACGAATCATAGATACGTTTATTCTATTGACCATAGTTTGAATCCTGGCGATACAGTTAAGATTCCAATTAACTATGGCGCACAAGTTGCCTTACCCTCATTAAGTAATTCATATCACATTAATCTGACAATGCCCCAACCTTGTACTTCACTTGGTGGAGCAGGTAATCAGAATGTAGTTGAATCACTTTATCACGACCTGAGTCTTGCAGACTTAGTAGCATTTCAGTCAGGCGAAGTTGAAACTGACCCAAATGCTTCAGTACCAGTTGATGTTGTATTCCAAGGCGGCGATGATGCAAATACAGTTGACGCAACAGCGGACGTTTCAGTTGTCGGTGGCGTTGTAACGGCACTAACACTATTAACTGGTGGTTCTGGATACCGTGCTGTACCTACGATGTACATCACTGGCGGAGATGGCGCAGGTGCTGTCGGCGAAGTAACTTTTGACGGCTCGCTTGAAACACTAACTGTTACTGACATAGGTAGCGGATATCAAACTGCACCTACTGTAGTAATTTCTGCACCTGCAACAGGCACTGGTGTACAAGCCGAAGCGACCGCTACTATCACGGTTGGTGGAGCAATTGACACACTTACAATTACAAATGCTGGTTCTGAATATAATGGCCCGCCCGCTGTCACACTTCAAGGTGGTAGTCCAGTTGTTACTGGTCTAGTGACTGGAGAAATTACAGGTAGTATTACTGCACTAACACTTCTCCAAGGTGGTACTGGTTATGGCTCAGGCGATGGCACAGTTGCACAAGGTGAACGTAGATGGGAAGAGTATATTGTTACTGCTGTACAAAAGGGCGATGCCCGTGTAGACGTATTCTTTGATGACGTTAATGTCATCGGTCATATTCACACTGCTGAATTGACAGTTGCCCAATACGCGGCAATTCAAACTGGTGCACCTACAGTTGTTATGAGTTCAACTGATGGTGACGGCTCTGGCGAAAATGCGCCACACGCCCACTCTGTTACATACGATTGGGACCCTGCACTGAACAATGGTGCTGGCGCAATGTATGTAGTAGGTATGACAGGTTCACATACTCACGGTATGGAGAACTACTACGTTATTAGTGGCGGGACAAAGATTGAATTAACTAACTTTGGTCACTATCACGAAATTTTAATTGACCAGACAGACGAAGCAACACTTAAAGCAAGTCCATTAACTGGAGTAACACAAGACCCAGACGGAACGTGGAGTGCTACGGGTGGTACCACACTAATCGGTACTTCTGATTATGGTACTTCAGACCCTCAGCATTTTCATACTGTAGAGTTTGGTTGTCTTGACCCAGCAAATGATGAATATTTAATTATATCAATCGACTTCCATATTCACGATTTTGATAGAGTCTGGTATCCAGGTTCAAGTCAATTCACAGTAGGTCAATATAACTTTGCATTAGGTGGCGATGATAACAATCCCACAACTATTGTAGACCCGTTCACAGATATAGTAGGCTATGTGAAGAAAGAACGTGGTATTGAATGTGATTCTCACGGAGTCAAAGCAGGCGATAAAATACATTATCAAAATGTCTACAATGGCATCCATCACGGTAATACGAACTATTATGTAGATTTCGTTATTGATTGGGACCACTTTGTACTCACAGAAACAGTTATTTATCCTCTAGAGAATGCTCCTGGAACTACTCCAACAATATTCAATGTTATCGAATCATACGAAGTTGTTGCAGATTTAGCCTCTTATAGATTTGAAGTCGAAAGAGACTTAACAAATCACGTTGGCGATACAGCCTCGAATATGCCATTAGAAATTCTATGGTCACGCCCAAGAACTGTTAAATCAGATGTTCACGGATTACAAGTTGGTGATATTGTTCAGTTACCCTCAGGACCACAACCATATACGCCGACAGAATTGCCTGGCGAATATAGAGACCACACAGTTGTTGCTCTTGGAGATGGCTACGGGCCAACCGATAACTTACATATTACAGTAGACACACAAACGTCACTAACCTTTAATGACCCGAACGCAACGACAGTCGAAGGCGCACAAGATTCGCCTTGGTTCTGGACTTGGTGGGACCAGAGTGACATATCTTATTATCCTTATCAGAGAGATGAAGCAGACGCCGCGAGTTTTGGTGGTAATGACGGCATCAACGGTGGATTCGACTTATTCAGAGGGGGTACTTATACTTTCTTGAATAATGCTTGGCATCATACTGGTTATAATGTGATGTTAGACCCGTTCACGGGTGCACCTACATCAATGTACTTACACGCCGCTGGTATTAAAGCAATACCAGGCGCCGGTTGGGACAACTTAGTTCAAGCGGGTATGACAAGAGGTTTAGGAGACCCGAACGCAGGCCTACATTGTATCAGTAAAAATGCAAGTCACGGTCTTACTATTACTTCTGGCACTCACAACGATTTCGTTGATACTGACGAACAACCAGGAACTTGGGTATCAAACGAACCATTCCCAGAATGTATGAATCTTCCAGGCTGGTGTGAAGAGTTAGACGTAGACGGCTGGTATTACAACGGCATTGATGACTACGCAACTTGTCAAGCACTGAATCCAACAGAAGCCGTTGGGCTTGCTCAATGGAGAGCATCACAATGGATTGGTAACTTCTCTAAAGAATTTGTTTGGAAAATCCCAGAAGATTTCGGTCTAACCGGTGCAGATGGAACATCTGGCTTCGGCCCGTTCGTAGCCCCAGGTGCAGTCAACGGATATTATGCTGTTACTGATGACCAAGGGCTTTACAAATTTGACAAAGAAGGTATGATTGAAGGTACAAATAGAACAATCAATCTATACCGAGGTGGTACATATCGATTTAGAGTTAATGCCGCTGGGCATCCATTCTATGTAACTACTGATGACGGAAGTCACTTTACTCCGGGGGCTTACTTTGGTGAGTATCTATTAGGTGTAACTGGCTCAAGGGCAGAAGAAGGTGCAGGAGACCAAACATTCGCTGGCTCATCAATGTTTGGCGATGATGGAGCCGGTGTTGCAAAATACGAAATAATGGAATTCACTGTTCCTTCAGTAGCACCAGATACATTGTATTATCAATGTGCGTGGCACGCCTCGATGGTTGGAACATTCAATATTGTTGATATACCAACAGTTAATGCTGGTGAAGATATACACGTTTATTATCATCACGGTCAAGATAATATGTACACGCCTCTACACATCTTAGATAAGATTGTTGTAGATAACGGAACTGGACCTGATTACTTCCAAGTACAGCCAGAACCAGAATTCGCATTCCCAGTAGCGGGAACTCAAGCACATATATTCCAGACAGGCAATCTAGTAACTGCAACTGGGCCTGGGTACATCCCAAGCATCACTGCAATGAATATTGAACTTGGTACTGTAACATATATCGACTCATTACAAATGATTCCAGGTGTTGCCTCAGAACAATTCCTCGTTACAAATAATAATCCAATTGCTACTGCTAAAGTTTATATGTGGGTAGACATTAATCAACGGTCAGATATTCAACTTGATAATGTTGACTTCAAAGAAGTTGTCTGGACAGAAACAGGCTCTTGGCAGGTTCTAGGTGGCACAGCATATACGAATGATACTACTGCTGGTCATATTGAACAAATTGTTACTGGCACAGTTCTAGATGGTATTACTTATGAAATTCAATACGATATCATAGAAGATTTCAAAGACGAATTTGGTGCTCCGAATGGTACAGTCAAGTCTTCCATAATTGGTGATACAGTTGTTGAAGGCACACCAAATACTGTAACCGGTCATTACTCTGAGACTGTTGTCGCTCCTGTTAATTCTACATTATTCAGATTAACTAGCGTAGGACAAGGTAAAGTTGATAATGTTTCAATTAGAGAACGAGTAACTGGTCAGAATGCTTGGTATATGGGTGAAGGCTGGAGTGCCCTTAACGGCGCAGCCCACATTGATGGTTCTATTTCGACACAGACTGAAGTTAATCAGACTGTTGCTTTTGAGGCCGGAAAATTATACGAAGTCAAATACAACTTGTCAGACCTCGACCCGAATGATAATGGAATGACAGGTCGACTAAGAGTTAATCTTGGTTCTAATCCTGAAAATCTAATTACCAACTGGAACTTTGATATTGTTGACCCAGTTCTAGTCAATTGGGTAGTTTCTGGTGTTGATATTGTACTTGATAACGAAGCAATGACTTTCAGTTCTTCTGTTAACGGACTTGCGACATATACATTTGCAAATGCTCTTGTTAAGAATAAGAGATATGAAGCCACAATAGATTGTGTTGTCGTAGATGAAAATATTTTGACTTTCACTGTTGGTCCTGGACCAAGTGGAACTCACTCACATACATTCCAGATATCACAATCAGATGCAGATTATTTGATGTCGGATGAAGCCAATACTAGGTCATTCCCACAAACTGATTCTTATCACGCTGAGACATATACTCACGAATTTACTCTTTCTTGGACACCACTTGCTTGGATTTTAGTTAGTCAAACTATTCCAGAAGGACACGAAGATATAGTCTTGACTTCAACTGTTGCGAATTCTCCGACAATTGATGTAATGATGGATGGAATAGTTAAGACTACAGTTAACGCATCTGGTATTCATCATCTTGATATTATAGGTGAAGCCACTACTGATTTAGTATTACGAATGAACGGTACTGGTGTTATTAACTTTATTAAATTATACGAAGAAGAGATTCCGATACTTGACTATAATACTACTGGACTTGTTCCGAGTGGAGAAGTAATACATCACGTAAGAGCGGGCTCTTATGATGATAAGATTCGATTCATTGCAGATGTTGATAATAATCGACCTGAAGAGAATAATCCTTACTATACTAATACTGGTTGGGAAGGTTCTATTGATGATGTTTCTGTTAGAGAAATCGAAGAGAGTTGGACATTTGCTCCTCAGCAAGGTGCTGAAGCGTATGTTGACCAAACCACAGAACAAATTTATACAGCAGGAGTTGGCAGTTCAGCAAGAGGTATTGCACATATCAATTTTGAAGTTGCCAATGAAATGAATTATAAAGTGTCTTTCAGCATTGATAGACCTACTGATTCTGTAATTAAGATTGGACCTGCACCTGATACTGATACATACGGAAGTATGATTATTGCTGAAAACGATACAGATGGAGATAAAGACTTTATCTTTACTGCACCTGTTACGGGAGTTGCTTACTTAACTCTTTCAACTACTGGAAATGGATTTACATATTGGGATAATATTTCAACTAAGACTGTTCCTAATCTTTCTTCCGATGAGTATCTACTCTTAGCACGTTCATTGAATGTGTTTGGTGTTCCTATCGGGGGAGAAGAAAGATGGAAAACTAATCATTTAGATATGGAGAATGCAGATTACACAGGACAACCAATCGCAGGAATGCGTACAATGGAATCGTTCGGCGAATCTGTCATTGAAGATTACTATGATATTAATAAGCGTTCTAACGAAATCTTGAATCCGCCAGTTTCACTATCTGGTATTAGTATCGAGTTTGGTACAAGAGCCGTTGACCAAATTGCACCATCTTGTTCTAACCCAGCATACTATAATATAGTTGATTGTGAAGCAGATAACGGTGTTTGGACTGATACAGTTCCTGCATTTTGTTCTGACGGAATTTATACTAATATAGTTGATTGTACTGAACCAAACGGAGTTTGGACATACGGTTCTTGTTCTGACACTTACTGGGGTAATCAATCAGAGTGCGAAGGCGCAGGCGTTTGTTCTGACCCAGCATTTAATAATAGTCAAGGGGGTTGTTCTGGTGTAGGTGGAACTTGGACACCTGCTGGTAATACTTGGACTGCAGGAACTTGTACTGACGTAGCATTCACGACAGCAATTACTTGTGAAGCACCGCGTGCCGTTTGGACTCCTGAAGTATTTGAATCTTGTACTGATGATAACTTCACTACGCAAGTGACTTGTGAAGCCCCAAGAGGAACTTGGGACCCAACAATAGTTGCCGCGATGCCTGGCGATGTAATTATCGTGAACGGAGATGGTATTGACCCAGATTGGACTATAACATTAGGCGGAGTTCTTCAATCAACTGTCGCTCTGAATCTGCCGACACAAGTCAACTTTACTGTTGGTTCTGGTACACCTCTTGGTGACCAAGAAATGATAATTATGAATGTTGATGGAGATTCAGCAACTCTAGGAACAACCATCAATGTACGAGACTTTTTGAGAATTATCACGGTAACTGACAATGGAGATACTACATTTGGAGTGACTGGAGCGAACTTTATAGACGCTGATACCACGGTCACCCTAGAAGTGACAAATGACCCAGCCGCCGGCTCTTGGCCACAGACTGTTACGTTTGTCGATGTTAATAATCTGACATTTACTGATATTACCACGACTGGTAACTATGACGTAATTGTTGAAAATCTAGATGGAACCACATTCAGAGAACTAAATGCTGTGGTAATACCATAATAACTGATACTAATATATAAATAGTATTATAAATATAGTAGAGAATACAATTTTTGGAGATAAAATAAAATGTCCGTCACACTATCAAGCATAACTACAGCGGTTGACCCGTTCAATGACATACCAGATATTACATTTGATAGTATCGATGTTTCGGCGTTTACCGAAGAAGTAGAGATATATACTAACACACCAGCGGTGATGATACCGACTAAATTGAACGCTATGGCGTCCTCAATTAAAGACTGGTTAAATCTCAATATCTCGGCTCCCTTAGAAAATCAACAGAATACCTTCAAAAACGAAGTTGTTGTAAGAACTAACACGGCGATGAATGCCGTGGAAACATATATGAATGATGAAGTTCAAGGCTTCGTCAATTCAGTCTTTGTCCCTTGGGCAAACGACTCTGGTAATGTTCTATCAAATCACGCAAATACGCTTGAGACCAATGTAACCACGACACTGAGTCAATTAATGATTGACTATTCTGGCCACGTTGCGTCCCAAGACGCTTTAATCGCCGCTGCCTTGGCAGATATACTAGCAAATCTTGCCCAGTATACTTCTGGTGCAGCCAACTCTGGTTACTCTATTCACGCAACAAACGAATTAATTGCTGATGTAACAATGACGAGAGAGATTGGCTTTGCTGATTATCTTTACAATTCAGAAGGCAATATTACTTTTGCTGAAGAGGGCGACAACACTACTCATCACATTTCATATGACGCATCAACTGGAGCAATTGCTTCATTTGGCGAAACAATGCAAATTGAAGGTGAGCCACGCCCATTCGTACAACATTTGAAACTTGAAAACGAAGCAGTGACGGGCTCGACTTCAGTTACAAAAATTAAAGCATATGATATGTTTAAGAATACTTCTGGTGGTGGAGTACACTCATTCAGAGGAAGCGGACACGAAGCAAACGGTGACCCAGCAGTTGAATTAACTATTCTTAATAACACTTCTGTTCCCGACACAGACAATCCGGAAATTATTCTCAGACGTGGCGTAGATGCCGCGATGATGTGGGGCGGAATTGATGTTGGTGACTTTGTAAAAATTACAGAATTAGATGGTACTACACTTTATAATGGCGGTGTTAGCGGACAATATGCTCAACACTATGATACAATTTTATTCAAACCCAATCAATCTTATTGTCACGATGCAACAAGTGGCGTAGTTGGATGGGGCGTACCTGCATCTCTTAATGCAAGTGATGTCGATTCTTCAGGCGGACTACACGATACTCCAGTTAAATGCGAAGAGTATGTTGATAGTGCAGTAACCCTCCTTGATGACTTCTCACGTTCTTACGAATACAATATAGCAGGCGAATCTTATGACGGTGCGTTATCTGACGGACTGATTTACAGAGTCTATATTAATGATGACTCAGGATTTATTGATTCTTACGCATACACAGTTGATGCAAACGGAAAACAAGGCACTGGTGCTATTCTTAATGCTGTCTATGATGACGGTGTTTCTGATGTAACAATTACAAATGGTGGTACTAAATGGTCTAAAGCAACAGCAGTTCGAGCCTTTGACTTAGGTGCTGTTGATGTTGCTGGCTCAAGTGAAACGAAAGCCACTGCAACTCATACTCTTAAAGATGGTATGGTTAACTCTGTTGATGTTGCTACTGCAGGTTCAGGTTATACTGGATACTGGGAAGTAGATGTAGCCGCTGAGATTGGTGGCGACGGACATACTCATACAATTCAATTAACACAAACAGAAGTTGATATTATTATGGCCGGTGGTCAAGTCACTTCAACTACTGTTGATGCTGGACACACGCACGACCAAGTTGTAATGTGGAATGAATTTAATAATTCTTTCATATTTACTCAAACATCAGGTGCTCATACTCATCCTCTTGCTGTTACTACTCACACAGTTAATCCATTAATTACTCTTGCATTCACTACCTCAACTGGTGGTCTTGCAGATGGTTATGTTAAATTAACAGTAACCGGTGAAGTAGAAAATGTAGTTATTACTGAAGGCGGAGCAGACTATGTTCCTGCAGATACAGTTGCTATTAACGGTGGTTCACCCACTGTAGCCGCAACTGCTACGATGGACTTAGCGTCTGGCGGTATTGCTGGATTCTCAGTAACTGGTGCAGGCACTGGATATACTGACACAACTGCTAAAACAGTTGCGGTTGATATTCAGAACAACGCTTTTGTTCCATCAATTATCTCTGCTAATGTTGGAGACACTGTTACTTTTACAAATCTTGACATTCAAGCACACACTGTTACTCACGCTGATGAAATGTTTGACTCTGGTGATATTCCTCAGAATGCTACGTTCACATATGTTATAACGAAGCCGACTGAGATTACAGACAAGTACGACCTCTATGATGACAATGATACAACTATTAAAGCGACTCTTTGGGTACGTGATAATACTGTATATGTCGATATGATTTCAGAAACTGGTGGTGGAGTTCGAGGACTTGCTACTGTTAACAGTAGTAATGAAGTTATTAATATTGCAGTTGATAGACCTGGACAAGGTTATGTTTCAGGCGACTCTGTTAGAATAGTTGATGTATCTGGTCCTGGTGAAGGGGCTTACGCTTATCCAGTACTTAATCGTTCTATCGGAAATGTTACTATAAACACTGCAGGAGCTGGTTATTCATCTACAACTCAGATTATTGCGGTTGACCCGACTGGAACTCCAGTATATGATGTTGACGGAGTAACTGAGATTGACAGAATATTTGGTTCAGGAGCAATCTTGAAACCATTACTAACGACTGAAGCAGTTGCAGAATATTGTTCTGATACTCAGTATACAGACCAAGTTGCTTGTGAAGGCGCTTCTGAAACTTGGACGCCTGCAGTCCCGATGGGGATGTTTACTGGCGTACAAGTAGTTAACGGTGGTTCTAATTATCACGATATTAATTTTGTTATCAATGACCCAGCAAATACTGGTGCAGGTGCTACTCTTCAAGTAGACCTCAATAATGTAATTACAGATATTGTCTTAACATCAAGAGGTCAATCTTATGATGAGCCGATGATTAATGTTTCTGATGTTGGTGGATGGGTTGGAACAGCCTCTAAATCAGTTGGTGGTGGCTTTGTTGGTAGTGTTGTTCTTAACAACGGTATCGGGGCAGCCACGATTGTTGAAGATTGGCAAGATTATGTAGATGGCTTTACTAGAGTTATGGTTGTCGATGAGCATCCAGAGCCAACTGGCTATGGTGCTGAAGGTACTGTTGAACTAGGACTTAATGGCAACATTTCAGAAGTGACAATAACGAATCCTGGTACAGCATATAAAACACCTCTTGTGATGGTTGCAGGCCCAGTAACACTTGTTGGCGCATCAATCAACAATGTTAATACAGATTTAGCACTATATGGTCCTGAGGGAAATGACGATGCTTCCCCATTCTCAGCCAATAATACTGCTGGAACGAACTTTAAAAATGGCATTATGATACAATTCGAGAATCCAAATGGACACACACTGAATGACGAATGGGCATTTAAAACGATGTCTTGGACTTTGGGTACTCCCGCATCATTGCTATACGCATCTAATAAATATGATGGTAACCTCGAAGATATGAGAGGCATTATTACACTCAAAGATGTTTGGGAGGCTTAATAAGCAATGATTAATTATATAAATATATTTAATATAAATAGAGATATGAGTATTAAAAAGTCTAAATTGGAGAAGAATTAAATGGATATTCTAACACTTGGCAAAATGAATGCAATGGCGAAAGATGTCGACCAGACTTTAGAATTTCTAGCCAACTCAACTTTCACTGCACTCAAAGATGTATGCGATTTTCAAGAAGGAAATATTAACTGTATCAACGCAGTTGTTTCAGCAGGCGTAGATGCTCTTAACGCCGCTGGCGGCGGTGGAGGTTCTGGCCCACAACACGCACTCTATATTGGTTGTCATCACAATGGTCAAACAGGGTGTGAATCAGTCAATTACAACGGATGGCAATGTTCTTGGACTGTACCAGCAGATACAAAAGGAATTAAATTTGAAATCTACGGTGGCGGTGGCTCTGGTTATGGGGCTTGTTGCTGTATGGTGAACCCTCTTCCTGGTGGTTCTGGTGCATATGCTGTAAAGCATCTAAACGAAGAAGATGGAGATTTTACAGCAGGTTCTACTGTTTATGCACTATGTGCCGGCGGCACAGGATGTTGTTGGGCAAGTAGTCACGGTCAGAGAGGACATACCTCTTATGTTACTGGCACAGGCTTATCAAACTTTTGTGCATTAGGTGGACATACAGGTGAACATCACTGTCAAAACTGGAACTGTTACACTTGTTGTCAGACTTGTTTTGGTTG